ATCGTTAATATCTAAATTAATAATTGCCTGAGAATCGTTGTCTGGATAGTCTCCAGCACTTGAAATATTATTACCATTATTTTGCCAATAAAAGGCATTACCACCTCCTCTCAATGTTGATAATTTTTGACTACCTAATAGAATTGACTTTCCAACTCCAAAAGCACCAACTTCCATCACATTCCCAGCAGCAGTACCTACATAACGACTAGCTGCATGTGTCCAGTTCGTAAAGTTTTCATTCATTTTTGCGCCAGTTGAGCGAAATGTGTCGCCGCCTGCGCCAGTCGGAGCTGAACCAAGATTAACAGTTTGAATTGTCATTTTCTTACTCGCATAAAAAAAGCCCCTAAATAGGGGCTTTAAAGGGGTTTAAATTAAGGGTAAAAAACTTGGGTGAATGTCGTTGAGATTTGCCAAACATCACCGCCCAAACAACGGGGTTGATATTCGCCTGTTTTTACTCGTACCTCACCATCTAAAGGTGAATCCCAAAGAAACGAGTCAGCTCCTTTGTGATCATCAAAGAATGCTTTGATTTGCATAATTTCGGCTTTTTTTGCTGTCCGGGAATATTGCCAAGTACCTGTTCGGTTATTGATTCCTATTGAGACATTTTGCTCATACCCATCACCAAACTTAGATGACAAAGTATTAAAGCTCTGCGAACCTGAGTTACCTTCTAAGTCTTGGCACCAAGTGAATTTACGATTACTCATGTTTTTTTGGCCAATCAATTTTCATAGTTTCTGATCTGTCTTTAAAACGTTTTTTGCAACTTTCAAGATCCTGCGTATTTTGATCTGGAGCAAATAACCCCCCACGCCTACTTTCACGAACTGCCCATTCTTTTACATGTT